TGATTTTGATTCCATTTTTTATCTGTAGCTTTAAACCAAGCGGTATAACCTTTATCTCTTTTCATATTACGAATAAAGTCGCCTTCGTCTTTTGACTTATCATTAATCATAGCAATAAGAGCCCACTCAAAATACGTAGAGGCTTTAGTTGTTGCCTCTGATAATTGTACTACCTCATCCTCTTTCTTATTATATATAGACCAAGCAAGTGCGAATGCCGTCTCGTCATCCATACCATCAGCTTTAAATTTCTTAACGGTGTCTGCCATTCCTGGAGGAGCTTCTTCGTATCTTGTTTGACGATTGAGTATCTTTGCAAACTCTCTATGATCTAATTTAAAATGGTCAGCAGCAATATTTTGAATCTGGTGTTTAGTTAAGCCTCTTGAGATTACATCAGGATCTTGTCTTAAATGCTTTATCATAAGCAAAGCACCTTTATATTTGTCTTGATGTGCAACTCTGTATATCAGACGCTTAACCTTCTTCGGAAGAAGATCGACTAAGCGCATGCCAGTTGTTTCATTTACTTGTTCTTTAAAATTTAACATTAGTTATTCTTCATCCATAGTTTTGCTGCCCTATTCTTTGGCAATTTTTTAGCCCATTTAGTAATCTCACCTAACACCTTTCTAATTAGACTTGGTGTTTTTTCTCTTACTGTATTATCTACTATAAAAAACATTGATTTACTAGGCCTAGGCCCGAACCCAGTAGTTGCTGAACCAAATGCTTTTATTAATTTAGGTATACCTGTATCTAATTCATTGTATTTAGCCGTAACAAGTTCTGCTCCAATAGTTCTTTCACCCTCTTCACCACGCTGTTTGTCTGCTGCTATTGACATTTTCAAAGGAACATTAACATAAACCATAGCACATTCATAACCAAGTAACTCTAACTTTTTCTTTTGCGCTATTATTTTAGTAGCATTTGCAGCTGTACCATCAATAACAAGACCTAATCTACCAATTAAAGCATGTCTCTGGATAGCTGCAGTATGTCGTTTTGCTACCGTGCGTACAACATCACGTTCGAAAGATCTTTTAGGGTCAATAATGACTGCGCCTTTATCATCGGTAAGGCCTGCTTCTCTCATATAACGACTGAATTCTTTATCAGAATTAATTACTTTAAAGCCAAGTTGCGGTCCTAATGCCATCCAATCAGAGACAAAAGACTTGCCTGCGCCTGGAGCGCCTGCCATAAAAACTGCTTTGAATATTGAAGGGTCATTTCGACCCTCGAGAAATGTTTGTAAAGACTGCATCGGACCTTTATATGAATAATTATAAAGGTATTTATAGGTTTTATAAATTCTTGATAATCTTATTCAAATTCTTAATTTTACTGTACTTTTTAAGTTTAGTAAGCTTAGGAATAACATTGTCTGTTATTTTTTCTGTTGAAACATAGCCATAATAATCAAGTATAAGTATCATAGCCATGATATCACCTAACTCTTTTTCTAGTTCGTGAATATTATCTTCATCATATGGTCCGAATCTAATTAATTTTGAGTTAGCTTGTATTACTTCCGCGCACTCTTCTGAGAGAATGGTTAGTGTTTCTTTTACATTCATTTAGATCGTGGACCTAATACGAAGTCCTGTTTTTCCATTGAGTCAGCCAATATACTTTGTAGTATAGCGCCAACAGCTTCATTAAATTGTGGATTACCGTGAGGAGTTTCCATTGGATATTCTACAATTTCATAATCGAAATTTATAGATTTGGTTGTATCATTTAATTTGACATCCATATAACGATAGATCACATCGTGGTATTCACCACCCTCTAATCTAATATACCAATGATCTGTATCTAGATCATTGCGGTCTACGAATGACCATCTATTAAATGGTATAAACTTCTTTTTTTTCTTAGCCATTACCTTTTAATAAAGTCGAGCTCGTACATAATACCATCGTACTCAAATCTAATAACTGAGTGTGAGTATTCATTAACGGTAGTAGACTTCTTACGTGTCTCAGTCTTACACACCATAGCTGTAGTTGTACCTACCTTGCCTTCAGCATCTTTAGCACCAATCATAGCACCAATGATAGCTCCTGGAACTTTACCATTCTCATCATCTAAAGCATCACCAACAACTCCACCGAAGATTGCTCCCCAAAATGCACTATTCGCAATGTCTGCATTGCCTACCTGTACTTGTTGGTTCTGACATACTTCGACTGTATATGGTTGTAAGTATACAACCTCATGGTAATGATCTGTTACAACTGCGCCTCTATTGGCAGCGAGTGCTGACATAGATACGGCAATTAAGATTAAACCTATTAATTTATTTTTCATGTTTTCCTTCTAATTTGTATGGGATTCCAACTTCTTTTTCATATGGATCTAATGGATATTTGTTTGGTACTTGTATATTTTGCTTCTTATCTATATTCGCAAAAATACCAACCTTTGAATTCCTTTCCCAACATTCAATAATGTCATCACGAATATATTCTAATGGCGTACCAGTAGGATATTCATGTGACCAGTTATATGCCATCTTCATAGCATTGTCACGGATCGTTTGAATTCTACGTTTCTCGTAGTATTCCTTTCTTCTAAATTCTATTCGGTCCATGAACTTTTTCGAATAGCCTTGATTAAATAATGCTTTAAGCACTTTTACACCTCTTACTGTTTGGATGACGTTTACATCTGAATGTTCCATGACTTAAATATTTCTTAGAGATAATATTTTTATTATGATCCCTTTTCCGTATGACATACGGTATTGCAGTCTTACTCATTCTTCCTCCACGTCTATTAAATACATTACCTCTGCTTCTTTAAATAAAGCTTCGGCTCCTTTTATTGAATTATCCCATGCTCCATTATATTCTGTTGGTCTTGTTGCAACAACCTTTTTAATACCACATTGAATAATACCTTTAGCACATTCGTTACAAACAGGTAAACCATATACATATAATGTAGAATCTGCTAAAGAAACTCCATTAAGACTAGCATTATATATAGCATTCATTTCTGCATGTACAACTAATTCATACTTTCTTTCACGATTATTTAATCTTTCATCTGAGTCTTTTATGCCTCTTGGAAAACCGTTATATCCTTGAGACAATAACTGACCATGTTCGCCTACAACCACTGCACCAACTTTAGTGCTTGGGTCTTTGCTCCATGTAGAGATCTCTTTGGCTAGGTGTTTATATTTAGATGCCCAACCATGACCTGTTAATAGAGTGCTCACAAGGTTAATATTTGTTCGACAAGAGATTCTTTCTTCTCACGTCTATCTAACTCAACGCCTTCTTTGCGAGCTAGCTTTTCTAATTTGACCTTAGTCATAGCCATCATATGTTCTTTATTCAACATTCTGGATATGTAAGGTTTCAAAATATTATTCATATGTAAAATCCTCAAATTGTGTATTTTTCTTAGGTGGCTCATCCCTTACATTGAGAGTTTGCGCAGTATCTTCTACATCATATAGTCTCATCTTTGCTCTATCAATACCAAGTACGAACTTCTTGTTCCCACCTGTAGGATCATTATACCTATTCTTTAATTGCTTAACCATTATCTGATTAAGGTTCTCTAGTTCTTCCGTAGATATAAGTGCAAACATAAGGTCAGCCGTTGCCGGTAAACCAAATGATTCACTCGTATCTTCTAATCCCACATCAGATGATGCGAAACCAGATCTAGTGGTTTGTGTGGCAGTAACGATAGGTAAGTTATACTCTACCGCCATGCCACGCAATTCTTCTGCTATTGCTTTGACCATAATATATGAGTTAATAGATCCACCCATAGCTTTCATACGTGAGCTTGCACATATATTTAAATAGTCTATACAAATAAGATCAGGTGTGAAATCACGTTTGATCTTTAATTCTTTTAATAATGCTCTAAAGTGAATAGAGCTTGCTGCCCCAGTGGGATACTCTTTCACAATAAGTTTACCAACACCTTTGTCAGTGAGCTTATGCATCTTCTTATCGAACATATCTTTCGATAGATTCTCTAATTGGTCAATAGGCACATTCATTAGATTAGCGTCAATACGTTCTGCTATCCTTTCTTCTGCCATCTCCATAGTTATATATAGGACATTTTTCATCTGAGTCAAGGCCCCTGCAGCGACATGACACATAAATAAAGACTTACCTACACCTGTACCTGCGAGAGCCACATTCAATGATTTCTTGACGAGACCACCTTTAGTGATTGTGTTAAACTTTTCTAAGTCAAATGGTAGGTGTTCCTCTTGCCTATGATAGAAATCAAAACGACCATCAGAGTCATCAACATAATCATGACCAACTCTGAGGTCAAAGTTAACACCAAGAGCTTCTGCTAATACTGTAGGCAATGCATTCTTATCTAATGTGTCATGCTTACCCTCTATAATATTAATTGAATCCATGATTGCCAAATAGATTGCTCTGTCTTGACAC